AATGAAATGAAAGCAGACCGCACCCTCAAGGACAAGCTCCTTGCGGACAAGCCTGCAATCTTCAATTGGATACTCGAAGGCTATAATCGCCTCAGACAAACCAGCGCATTCACTGTAACGGACGATTCAGAAGATCTCAAACAGTCTTTCCGTGAAGTTATCAACCCTGTTTCGGAGTTTGTTTCCGAAGAGCCGTATGCTAAGTATTTTAATGATGAAAACACCGACTATATCAGCAACACAAAGCTGTATCAATTCTATCGCATATGGTGTGAAGAAACAGGTCATCATGCCAAAGCACTTTCGTCATTCAGCAGAGAGTTCAAGCGACTTACCGAAGATAAGTTAATCGCCGTGCGCAACATGAAAGAGCGAGGCTATCAACTCAAGGATTCTCAGCAGAAAATCAGCATCTTTAATGGCGACGGCTTTGATGAACTTCTCTGACCGCCCATGACAGCCGCCTATGACAGATGTATCTGCGCAATCCGACATGTTATCCGTCATAATCCGTCATGGGCTCTCGCTTGTTAACGATTAATTCACAAAACGCACATTTGTTCTGGCTCATGACAGATATAAAACCACATCTGTCATGGGTAATCCGTCATCTGTCATAGCCCCTATATTCCTAGCTTTGCAGGGTGCTTATGACAGCATGACAGATACTTTTAACAAAGTACAAATATTAATAAATATAAATACATATAGAAAAAACGAAATTTTGTCATAAAGTCATGTCATTCCGTCATATCCGTCATAAGGAGGTTTTATAATGTCCAATTACGCCGATTATCTCAGCTACATTTCAGACCCACATATCTATGCTGTGATGAAATGTATTTACGTTCACAAGCTCACGCAGGAACAAACTGCCGAGCGACTTTGTATCTCACCTTCGACTGTCTATCGCGTTCACAAGGTAGGCTGTCGCACAATCAATGAAATCATTCAAGGAGGTGTTCAGAATGGCAAATGATGTTGTAAAAGGCAGAGGCGGTAAAAATAACTTCGGTACGTCCAACAAGACAGCTCTTGCGAAAGATAGTGCTTTTGTCGGAAAAATGGTCAGAGAAGTCTATGTTGCTTACAAACAGCCAAAAGTTAAATCAAACGCTGAACTCGCAGATAGACTCGATAAGTATTTTAAACACTGTGCTGAAAATAATATCGTTCCTACCGTTGAGGAAATGTGCCTGTTCACAGGCTACTCAATCCAGACTGTCTGGGATTGGGAAAAAGGCAGAACACACCCGTTTGATGAGGGGGAGTTGAACGTTTCGACGTCAGAAATAATAAAAAATGCCAAGAGTTTTATGCGTGCTTTTGACGCAAAATTGGTGCAAGCAGGCAAGCTCAATCCTGTGACTTACATCTTCCGTGCAAAGAATTACTACGGAATGACCGACAAGCAGGAAGTTGAGGTCACAAAGACCAATCAGCTTGGCGACAATCTGACCGACGATGAGCTTGCAAAGAAGCTCATGAAAGAAACTGAGGTCATAGACGTTGAAGCTTCGGAAGCTGAGGAATAGCAAGCGACTATTACTCACACGCCGAGCGACTATCAAACGACTATGCCAAGCGACTATGAAACGCACAAGGAAACGTAAAAATTTTCACACGCAATAGTCGAGATAAATATGAGCAGAAAATCGGCAAGAAAGCAGCCGAAAACACGCCGCCTGAGGGGTTGACCTTTGGGCGGCGGTGATTTTATCGAAAAATCATGCACGCACCACAAGACGGCTAGCAAGCCCCGTATGACGTTTTAGCATTTAGTGCAGTAGTTTTATAGGTGACACGCTAGAACGTCATAGGGCGCACGCTAGGCACATTGTAGAACGTCATAATAATAACGATACTGTGAAGATATCACCGACAAGCCCCCTAGCACGTCACAAGAGCGGTGATACAGCGTTGAGCGGTAAAGGTATAGGGGCGTGATATCGGACCGCATAGGCGGGCGAATAGGTGGCAGGGGGCAGAATAGAATAGCAATGCCCGCCCCGTGATTAGCGGAGCGGGCAAAAAAAGCCCACCAAAGCCGGAGCCTTGACGGGTAAAAATATAGGGGGCTGATATCGCCAACCCCCTAGAACGATTATTTATAACGCTTCGCCGTTCTGATAACCACCAGAACGGGTAGCAGAAGCAGAGCTATTATTAGCATGCGGTCACCGCCTATTCTGCCAGTCCGTCAAGATATGCGGCACATGCTTTTGGCGTTTCTCCACCGCCGAACAATCGGCGGACGCCGCCACCTGCATTTATGCGGCGGTCTACTGCATAGCCGCATATGTCACGGTATATCTGTATAGCGCCAATATCTTTGGCGCCAAGATTATGAGCGGCATTGATAGCCGCCGCCCTGCGTTTCAGTTCGTTAAATGTAATGCGTGTCATATAATCGCCCCCTTTTTTTATTCTGCTAGCCTGCAAACCATTTTGCAAGCCTGATATAGTGCCCTAGCCTGCACGTCCAGCCATTCTTCGCGGCTATTCGGACGGCGTTCGCCGTTGCGTGTGCGTTTCAGTTCGGACGGCGTGCAGAGGGTGGCGGCGATATCGCCGTTATAAATCAGGCTACAGCCGCCCCAGCTATAGACGTTCCAGTTATCAGCGCCGTTAAGTGCGGCGGTTTCAAGATCGTGACGGGTTGCGATTGCCATATTAATGCGGTGTTCTGCTTCCGCTGTGGCGATGTTGTCCAGGATTTCATCGGCGTATGTTTTTACGCCTGCACTCCATGCGCTGCGCGTTCTGATGTTGTCGATTGCGTTTCTGATTTCGTTAATGGTTTTCATGGTGTTGTACCTCCTGTTTTAAAATTCTTCGATATATTCAAATTCGTCCGGGTCAAATGCAAATACCTCTTGCATTGCCTGTGGCGTTCCTATGCTATACGCACATTCTTCAGCGGTCTCACAGCCGTCAAGGTTGCTGTAACTTGCATTCTTGGCAACGTCGATTGTTAGTTCTTCGTCAAATAGGTTTTCATAGATCATGAACCCCTTGCCGTTCTCGTCCACGAATACAACACAGTTATATGCGTTCGTTTTACAAAAATATCTTTTCATGTTTTACCTCCTGCCCTGTGGGCTGTCTTGCTGTGGTTTTTGTTTCTGTAATTATAATATCACCTTTAGGCGATATTGTCAACACTTTTTTATCACTTTTAGGCGATATTTTTTAACTTTGTTGAATGTGTACAAAAAATCAAAAGATATTGCACACATTTGTACAAACGAGATCATGCAAAACGGCCGCTATTATTATATATACCTTTATAAACGAAAAAAAAAGACCCGCCCACGGGGGTCTTGCAGGACGGACCCACCCCCTTCACTCAACCCCCCGACTAGAAAAAATATAAAAAAGGGGTTGACAATATCACAAATAGGTGATATAATAAAATCAATGAAAGGCGGCGAGCTAAAATGACAATCGGAAAAGCAATAAGAGATGTAATGAAAAAGAGAGGAGTAACCCAAATTGAAATGAGGGATAAGCTGGGTTACAAGGCACAGTCAGCAGTTGCGAAAATGCTAAGAAGTGATATGCAGGTGTCAAATGCAATACGAATGCTGGATATTGTGGGCTATGAAATAATCATACAGCCAAAAAGCACGCGTGGCAAAAGAACAACGGGATCATATGTGATAACAAAAGAGGACGAGCAAGAAGAAGAAAAATGAATGGAGAAACAGCAGGTCAGGCAGGGTGAACAGCAGTAAGCATAAAGGGTGATGTGCAATGGTATACGGATATGCAAGAGTCAGCTCCGTAGGACAGATAGACGGAAACAGTTTTGAAGACCAAGAGAAGCTGATAAAAAGCAACTATCCAGATGCAGAAATACATCTGGAGCAGGGCTCAGGTGCAAAAGAGCGTAAAGTGTTGAATGAAATAATGGATAAAGCAGTTTCAGGCGACACGATAGTAGTAACAAAGCTTGACCGCTTCTGCAGGTCAACAGCATTAGGTTTGGAGTATATCGAGCGCATGAGAGCGAAAGGTGTCAAGATACACATACTCAATATGGGCTTGATAGAAAACACGCCTATAGGCAAGCTGATTGTCACAAACCTGTTGGCATTTGCCGAGTTCGAGAGAGCAATGATACTTGAAAGGACACAATCAGGCAAAGCCATTGCACGGCAAAAAGAGGGCTACCAGGAAGGTAGACCGAAAACTGTAAGCATACCTGAGGAGGTAAAGCAAAAGGTCGATAGCGGAGAAATGACAGTAGTCGCCGCCTGCCGAGAGCTTGGCATAAGTCGTTCAACATGGTATAATGAAATGAGAGCAGCAAGAGCAGAATGATATAAGAGCAGAATGATATAAGAGCAGAATGATATAAGAGTAGGACAATATAAGAGCAGGACGATAACAGCAGAATGATAATAATAAGATAGAGCGTGCCAAGTGCCGAGTGCCAAGTGCCACATAGCTGACGATGAAAGGAGGCTAGTTGTGTGGCACTATTTTTATGCCATGCAGAAAAAAGTATGATAGATCTGACAGTAGTAGGCAACAGAGCATTAAGCAAAGAAGATATGTTTAAGCTTGCACATAAGCAGGCAAATGGTGAGTTGAAAACGGAACAGCTCCTGCTTGAAACGTTGAAAGTGCAGGACGAAAAGAAGAAACCGATGATAGAGGCGGCAAAGCATAGCTACGAGAACGCAATGAGAAAAACAAGCGAACTTGCAAAGACAGGCAAGGCAAAACTCGCAAAAGAGTGGTATGACCTCGCTCACAAATTCGTGCTGTGGGCAGGCGACAGCGATTTTGACGCATATATGCTGGCTTCGGAATGGAACAGAGAGCCAAGCGCTAAGTTCTGGGCACCAAGGAGAGCTGTTCTTGAGGGCAAGCACAAGCTGGCAACGCAGATACAAGAGTTCATAGACGATGAGGACGCCCTGTTTCTGAGCTTGAGCACGCCCCCAGGTGCAGGCAAGAGTACGCTTATAAAGTTTCTGCTGTCGTACATCGCAGGACTGTTTCCGCAATCTGCGAACATATACACGTCATACTCCGACGGAATGTCAAAAATGATGTATGACAGTGTGGTATCAATGTTAACGGACACAAGCGAATATGGGCACAACGATATTTTCGACAATGGTATGCCTACATTGAGCGCAGAGTACAACACGATATCATACAGGAAGAAAGGCGACTTCCCTACTATCGGAGTTATCTCCCTGGGCGGTTCGGTAACAGGACGAACGAGAGCAAATAAGTTCATGATAACAGATGACCTTGTAAAGAATGCAGAAGTAGCACGAAACCCGCAAAGGCTTGAAACGCTGTGGCAGGATTACAGAGATACGCTGACAACCCGACAGATAGGCGATAATGTAAAGCAAATAATGCTCGGTACGATATGGAGTTTGCATGATCCTATCAGCCGAATGAGAACCGATCATGAGGGAGATCCTCGATATAGATTTATTGCGATACCTGTATGTGACGATAACGGACATAGTAATTTCAATTACAACTGTGCGGACAGGTACACAGATAAAAAAATACGTGACATAAAAACAGACATAGATAATGTCACATTTAGTTGCCTGTATATGCAGCAACCTATGGAACGTGAAGGTCTGCTCTTCCATAAGGACGAAATGAATTGGTATAACGGAACACTGCCTGACGGCTCTGCAAGAAGAATAGCTGTGTGTGATGTGGCGTGGGGCGGTGACTATCTGGCAATGCCGATAGGATATCTGTACGAGGACGGAAGTTTATTTTTGCAAGACGTGGTTTTCAGCAAGGGTGATAAAAAAATCACACAGCCAATGGTTGTGGCAAAGAGCATACAACATCAGATACATCAGGAGAGGTTTGAGGGTAATAACGGCGGTGGTGAATATGCAGACGAAATAGATAAGCAGCTGAGAGCACAGAACGTCCACATAAACATCAGCAGTAAACGTGCGTCGACAACACAGAGCAAGCTCAGCAGAATATTGCAGTATGCACCAGATATAAAGCAGGTGTATTATCGCAACGATAACGGCAGAGGTGAGATGTACGATAAATTTCTGGAAAACCTGTTTGCATTTAATCAGAGCGGTAAAAACGCACATGATGACGCCCCCGACAGCATGGCACAGCTGTGTGCGTTTGCAACAAATGGCGTAGGCGCAAGTGTGGAAATCATCAAGAGGATTATATAGGGGAAATTATAGGCTGACGTCGAAAATAAATCGTATATATTGCACAAAAATGTTGAAAAATATTTTACACGATGTGAAGTGGAAAAAGTTGAAAAGTAGTATTATAATAAGCTTGTCAGGAGGGATAGGTAATGGATAATAGGCGCATATATAATAGGCGCATAGATGTATATTGTCCGAGCTGTGCGGCGGCAGGAATAAAGCGAAAGCTGATGGAAGTCGATAAAGACGCAAAGGGCGTTATCTATCCATACTGCAAAGGCTGCAAGAAAAACGTTGCAGTTAAATTGCCCATAAGTGCTGAAAAGCACCTCCGTTAAGTTAATTTACGGGGCGAAAGCCCCGTATGTTCCGCAAAGTCAGAGTGGGTGCAATTCCCACACGGAACACCAACGATTATAGAAAGAGAGAATAGACATATGAAGATTTTCATATCACAGCCCATGCGTGGTAAAACAGATGAAGAAATATTGACGGAAAGAGCGAAAGCCATTGAAATTGCAAAGGAAAAATACAATGCAGATGTAGAGGTTATCGACTCTTTTTTCCAGAGTGCTCCTGCTGATGCAAAACCGCTTTGGTTTCTCGGAAAGTCACTTGAATTGCTCTCATCAGCCGATGCTGCTGTTTTTTGTAGCGGTTGGAAAGACGCACGAGGTTGTCGCTTGGAACACAGTTGTTGTGTTGAGTATGGCATTAAACAAATAGAACTTTAATGTCATCGTCAGTTGGAACGAAATCCAGCCCAACAGGTTAGTGCTTAATCCTAATTTTTTGAAAAGCACCTTTCCATTAACATTGCCAACACTGACGAGTGTTCGGGCAGGATTGCAAAGCTGTATTGCAACAGGTACAGCTTTGAATTTGCAGGTTGAGAGCGTGCCAGCTTGATATCTGCTCCATTTGGCAACTGCTACCCTCACCCACAAAGCAGTTGCCATGCAAGCTTGTCCAGGCTTGATCTCCTTTCTGTTTTTACAGCGGCGGTAACACGCCGCTCATGTCGGCTGACAGTGTGAGCCTGAAAGTCGGCACCATAAGAAACTTTACAACAAAATAACAAATTTTATTTACCTGAGTGCATAACGGGCTGACAACTCGCTCAGAAATCGACAACCGGAGGCGTCTTGTGTGTACGGATACGTTCGCAAGGGGGCTTATTAATAGCTGTGAGGCTATCAATGGAGAGAGCATTCTCAATCGAAGTCGGTTGTGCACATAAAATGTATAGTCAAAGGCTTTGCAAACTTGCCGTCAGAATAATAGACGGTCTCTGTGAGACAATAAGCCCATAAGCTGTGAGCTGGTGCTTGCAAGCCAATGTGGGTAATACCAAAACAATCTGATAGCCACGTTGAAATAAGGCAAGAAGCAAGAAAGAGTAGCATAAATCGTGAAACAAAATTTGCTGAAAGTCATGTGAAATTTGCGGGCATTAATCTCGCGTAGGATACAAACGGGTAAGAAGCTTGTGGGTCGCTCCTGCAAGCTCAGCCTTATCCGCCTAGTGGCTGAATATGATTAGAATTTTATGTGTAAAGCGAAAGCTTGAATAGAATTTGTTATTTTGTTATAAAGAGAATATTAAGTTTAAGTGCCAAGTGTTTAATTACCAAGTGCCTATTAGTTATCTAAAAAAGATAGCTGATAGGCACTTTTTTTGTTGCACGGAGGTGAAACAATACGGAATTACACGGCAGACGAAAAATCTTACTGAGTGAAAGAGATATTACAGAAGAAAACATTATTGAAATAGTTCGGAGAGCGGTCGCAACTCACGAATTGAACCGAGAAGAAATTGAGTATCTCCACAACTATCTACGTGGTAAACAACCAATTTTAAATCGTGTCAAAGAGGTTAGGCCTGAGATTAATAACAAAATTGTTGAAAACCATGCATTGGAAATAAACAATTTCAAAGTCGGTTTTATCTTTGGAGAACCTGTTCAATATGTCAAGCGCGGAAATTGCGAGCTTGATAATACAGAGAGCGATGTTCCATCGGACAATGGCGTGGCGGCTCTCAACGAGTATATGCAAGAAGACGATAAAGCGGCAAAAGACAGAGAGCTTGCTGAGTGGATAAATCAGTGTGGCGTGGGATATAGGCTGGTACTTCCCTCTGATGCGGACGAAGATGTTCCGTTTGAAACGTATATACTAGACCCCAGAAACACGTTTGTAATCTACAGTAATGACTATAAACGAAAGCCTGTTATCGGTGTGACATACTCCAGCTACATATTGGCAAACACAGATATAACAAGCTACAGGTCATTTGACATTTACACCGATGAATGGTATTGGCGTATCGACTTCAAAAATGGCGAAGGCGTTGTGGCTAGATCACAGCCGAACAACATTGGCTATATTCCGATTATCGAGTATGAAAATAATCCTGAACGTTTAGGCTCATTTGAGACAGTTATAACACTGTGTGATGCTATAAATAACATTGACAGTAATGACCTTGACGGAATTGAGCAGATAATACAGGCGTTCACATGGTTTGACAACATAGATATCGACAAAGAGCAACTGCAAGAGCTCAAAGAACTTGGTGCAATAAAAACCCGTTCGCAAGAAGGTCGTCAAGCGTCAATAAAAAATATCGAAACAAAGCTCGATATTTCACAGACTCAGGTAGCTAAAGATGACTTATATGACCGAATGCTGACGATTGCGAGTGTACCTGATCGCCGAGCAAGCGCAGGTGGCAACACAGGTCAAGCTCTGATAATCGGCGAAGGCTGGGTAATGGCAGAGAGCGCTGCTAAGGCTTTTGAATTGATGTTTGTAAAACCTGAAAAACAATTTTTAAGAGTTGTTCTGAAAATCTGCAAGAATACTCGGAATTGCAAGCAGGAAGTCAAAGATATTAAGCTTCACGATATTGATGTGAAGTTTACAAGAAACAAGACTGACAACCTGCTCACCAAGACACAAGGTCTGATGAATATGTTGCAGGCAGGAATTCACCCAAGAATAGCCATTCTGCACTGTGGATTGTTTTCTGATCCTGAACAGGTTTATCAGGACAGCAAGCCATATTTAGAAGCAGCAACACAGCAACAACAAGATACGGGTAATTTTGCCGTAAATACCACTGTAGCTGATGAAATGCTCAAAGCTATAGGAGCTATGGACAACAACGGCGGTGATAGCAGTGGCAACGCTTAAATTTGATGAGCTAAACGTGTTGTGGTTTAACAAAATGGAGTTGCCAACCGCTGAAAAGCTATTGCGAATAGAAATGGCGGCGGTGTTTGAGCGAGAGCTCACTAAGATATTTTCCTCACAGCATGAGCGTGCTGACAGCGACAAATATCTGCTATATGCAACAGTATATGCAACGATAATGTCTAGCACGTACATCGAGATTACAAACAATTATTTTTTAAAGTATGTTCTGAACATAGCAAGCAATGTAAAGGGGCTGTCGGAATATTCCCAAAAATGGATTGTTAAGCACTCAGAGCAGTTTGCAAAGGAAATTCAGCAGACAACCCAAAGGCTTATTGAAAGTGGTGATTATGACAACGCATTTTCGGTAAGCCGAGCTAGGACTATATCACGCACAGAAATCAATGCTCTGTGCGAATGTGCAGCACTTGAGGGATATTATCAAAGCGGTTACACAAAGAAGATGTGGGTATCGTTTAAGGACAACAAGGTACGAGATACACACAAAGTTGCAGACGGACAAGTCAGGAGCTTGTTTGAACCGTTTGACATTGACAACAGCCAGCTGATGTTTCCACAAGATAGTTCGCTGGGAGCATCAGCAAAAGAAATCGTTAATTGCAGGTGCGTAATGAAGCCTGTGAAATAAATTGTAGCTGTGCGTTAAACAGCAAACGTCAAGCCGAGCAACCGGCGTTAATAAGCGTAGACGTAGAAAAGGAGTGTTTTTTATGACAAGAGAAGACGTAAAGGGTATTTTCCCAAACGCAACAGATGAGGAAATCACAGCATTTCTGAACAAACACAATGGCGAAGTCACAGCAGCCAAGTCCAGCGGTGTAAAAGCTGACGAGCTTGCGACACTCAGAGATAAGGCAAAGAAGTATGATGACTATGAAGCTGGGAAGCTGACAGCTGAGCAGAAATTGAAAAAACTCACTGATGAAGCTGAGGCGGCTAAGATCACCAACCTGAAAATGCTGAACAAGACTAAGGCTGTTGCGGAATTCGTAAACTGTGGCCTTAAAGAGGACGATTACAAGGGATTTATCGACAGCATTGTTTCAGACAATGAAGAAACTACAGTTAATTCTGCAAAGTCCATTGCCGCAATGCTCACATCTCAGAAGAAAGCCGTTGAAGATAAGCTTAAAGAATACGGTCTAAAGAATACTCCGAAGCCTCAGGGAGCAGGCGAAAACGACGGACTTACATCTGCTGAAAAGATAGCCGAGAAATTGGCTACAGATAGAGCAACCATTGCTAAAACTGCGGCGGAAGGTCTAAAAAAATACATATAGGAGGTAATTAAATGGCTAATATGATGAAGTCTACAGCCGTAATTGCAGATAAGACAATTCTCGCGAACGGCGAATTTTTAGCAAGACCATATACAATCAAGGCAAGTGCTATCACAGCTGATAGCAACGGAAAGAAAATCGTTAAAGGTGGAACTCCATTTCCTGCAAATGATGCAACCGCTATCGGCCTTCTGCTTGACACAGTTGACGTAACCGACGGCGATAAGACAGTAGCACTTGTGTATGCAGGAACAGTTTCAACCGCTAAGCTGGCAGCTAACGGCGTAACAGTACAGACAGCGGCTAAGACAGCTCTGCCAAGAATCACATTTTTTGAATAAGGGAGGCAATACATAATGCAGAATTTTTCAGATGTTTTCACAGCCAAAGCATTTGCTATGTACTGGACAAAGTACATAGAGCAGGCAAATACAGAAGGCTATCTGGGAACTTCCCTGTTCCCACCTGTAAAGAAAAAGGGTATCGATATAAAGTGGATTAAGGGTAGGTCAGGCCTGCCTGTAACACTCAGACAGAGCACGTTTGATACTGTAGCACCCGTCAGAGATAGAATCGGTGTAACTGCAATTCAGACAGAAATGCCATTCTTCCGTGACAGCTTTATCATCAAGGAAAGCGACAGGCAGGAGATCCTGAGAGCACAGGACAGCAATGATCCATATGTACAGCCTGTACTTGATAACATCTACAGCGATGCCAAGAACCTTACCAATGGTGCAAATGTTGTTCCAGAGAGAATGATCATGCAGCTTCTCTCACCGACTGATGGTTCTCCTAAGATTGAGTTGTCAGACGGTGCAGAGGTAAGCTGTCTGTATGAGTATGACGTTGACGGCTCATTCAAGGTAAATAATTTCAAAGCTCTCACAGGTACAGCTGCATGGATAGATCATAAGAATTCAAACCCTGTACAGGACATTCTTGACGCTAAGGATGCCATTTATAAGCTTACAGGAAACGATCCTGCAATCGCCTTGATGTCAAAGAAGACACTCAAAGATATCAGAGAGAATGAGAACGTCAAGGCGTATATCGTTGCCAAAGCTCAGGCAGCAGGTGGTGTTGTTCTCGTAACAGACAAGCTCGTAAAGGAGTACATCTCTGAGGAAACTGAGCTCACGGTTGTTGTAAACAACAAGTCATTTATTGACGAAAGTGGCACAGCAAAGAGATTTTATCCAGACGATATGGTAACACTTCTCCCCGCACAGCCACTCGGTTCAACAGTTTATGGCACAACGCCCGAAGAGGCTGACCTCATGGCTGACGGCAAGGCAGATGTTGCTATCGTAAATACAGGCGTTGCAATCACAACAATCAAGCAGCAAAACCCTGTTAATATACGAGTGCTTGCAAGCGAAATCGTCCTGCCATCATTTGAGGACATGGATAACGTTTATGTTATCAACACAAATGCCAAAATCGGTGAGCTTACAGTAACTTCTGTCGCTGGCACAAGTGCATCAGGCAAGACAAAGGTAACAGTATCACCATCTCTGTCAGCAGGCAACTCCTACAAGTATAAGACAGCATCGAGCGTAACGGCTCCCGAGTTTGGTGCAGAATGCGAGTCGGGCTACACTGCATGGGACGGAGTATCTGAGATCACCGCAACAACAGGCAATAAGATACTCATCGTTGAGGTAGATGCAAACAACAAGGCTGTAAAAGCTGGTTCAGCTACAGTAGCCTCTAAGGCATAAAAGGAGAGTGCAAAATGGATATGATTGAGCTGTTTAAGGCAAGCGTTCCTGAGGAAAATTCCGAGGAATTGATTATGCAGTATTTAGACACTGCTCAATCAATTATCCTTGCACATCGCTTCCCTTTCGGCACAGACCGCACAGAGGTTGAGCCACAGTACAAAGGCTTACAGTTGAGAATTGCCATAGACCTATACAATAAGCGTGGAGCTGAGGGCGAAAAGGCACACTCTGAAAATGGGGTAAGTCGAACATATGAAAGCTCATGGGTATCTCACCAGTTGCTTGACGAAATCGTTCCGAAAGCTGAGGTATTGTGATGAGAAACCTAATGCGAAACGTTACAAAAATAAGCTATAAGCTGTATTTAGGTGAACAAGATTTACTTGATGATGACGGCTATAGGACAGGTGAGAAAAGCATAAGTTACTCAGATTTTAGTGAGTGCTATATGTCGATATCAGGCAATAAAAGCGACAGCGAAATGTCACAGTTTGGTCGAAACCTGGACTATGATAGAACAATGTCAACCGCAGACATGAAGTGCGAAATTGATGAACACTCACTGCTGTGGATAGATAATGACGTCAATGGTCCTCACAATTTCATTGTAAAAAAACGCTCTGTTACGCCAAATCAAATACAGTTTGCCATAAAACAGGTGAATGTCAATGAGGAAGATAGCGTTTAATCTGTCAGAAGATAGCTTGACAAAAGCCGTTGAGCAAATGAAAGCATATAAAGCTGAGATACACAAAAAAGCTCAACTGCTTGTGGAGCGTCTTACTGATTATGGACTAACGATATGCAGAGCAAAAGTCATTGAAATGGATATCCCTGATACAGGACATTTGCTCAGTCAGGTTGACGGCTACTATAGCCCATTGCTTAACGCTGGCTTTATTTTCTGTGACTGTGATTATGCAGTGTTCGTTGAATTTGGAACAGGTGTAAAAGGCGCGTCGCAGCCGTATGCAGGACAAACCATAAGCGAATGTGGCTATCAATATATGGGCGGAACACATTATATCACGACGCAAGACGGACGTATAGGCTGGTTTTATCCTGCTGATGACGGAACGTGGAAGTTTACACAAGGCATGCCAAGCAGGCCGTTTATGTACGAAACAGGGTTGGAAATGCGAAATGCTCTCGACAACATTATTAAGGAGGTTTTTAAGTGATTGACATTGAAAACAAAGTGTTTGACACAGTGTCGAAAGCACTTGAAAAAGCTTTCAAAAATATATCTGTCAGCAGCATAAACACAGATAAACCCGCAACATTTCCGTATGTTTCAATCGTGGAAACAAGTAACTCGGTTGATCCTGCGTACATAGACAGTGGAAGAATTGAGAACGCAAGCAATCTACTGTACACAGTGAATGTTTATAGCAATCTCGCCAAAGGCAAGAAAACGCAAGCAAAAAAAATCAGAAACTTTGTGTCAGACGAGTTTGATAAAATCGGTATGGTAAGAACATTCTGCCAACCTATTGAAAATCTATCTGACACATCAATATATCGTATCACAATGCGTTTCGAGTGCAAAGTTGATACGGACGAAATAATCTATAGGAGGTAATGAAATTGGAACACGCAACGATTGATACATATCTCGAATACAAAGAAGGCAGCATGAGCGGATTTGAGATACTGAGTGACATTACATCATATCCAGATCTGTTTACCGCCCCTGAAAAGTTGGATATTTCTGACTTGTCAAGCAGACAGAAAAAATATGCTGAAGGTATGACAGATGTTCCTGACTATACATTTGGAGCAAATTATGTCAAAGTTACCTATGACAAAGTCAAGAAACTTGAGGGCAAAACTGATATCGAGTTTAGGCTTCTTTTTGGCAAAACAGGCCAGTATGGTGCTTGGGGCTGGACAGGCTCAATTTTTGCAAATGTTAAGGGCGGCGAAGTCGGTGGCAAGAGAGAAATGGAACTCACTTCTTATGTACAGTCAGATGTAACACCTATAACAGTTTCAGATACATAATTTTTAGGAGGATAAAACAATGGCAAAGACAATCAATTTCAATTACGAAGGTCAGCATTACGTTCTTGAATTTTCTCGAAGAACGGTAAGGCAAATGGAAAATAACGGCTTCACTCTGAATGATCTCTCAGACAAGCCAATGAACACTCTGAACGAGCTGTTTGCAGGTGCTTTCAAGAAAAATCACCGCAATGTAAAGCCCGAACAGATTGACAAGATGCAAGCTCTTTTCGCTGATAAGGACAAGCTTATAGAGACTCTGTTCTCAATGTACAGCGAAACTATCGAGACACTGACAACAAATGACCCTGCTGAGGATAGGGAAAATTTGATAACCTGGAGCGTTGGAGAGTAGACAACGTTCCGAAAGAACAAACATATACTCAAACATTTCTAAAAGCTTTGCCATTGTACTTATCCATAGGCATGACTGCCAAAGAGTTTTGGGAAGGTGACTGCTGTTTGGCAGTTGCCTTTCGCAAAGCTGATGAGATGACACAAAAAGCAAAGAGAGAAAAGGACAATTTCAATGCATGGCTAACGGGACTATATGTTCAAGAAGCCATAGCAAGTTGTTTTTCAAAAAACGGCAAATATCCCGATAAACCGCATGACATTTTCAAAGCTGATAGAGATAACGAAAAAACGTATGATGACATCATGCGAGAAAATGCGGAGAATTTCAGGAAATTTGCAGAAGCATTAAATAAAGGAAGGGCGGCAAATAAGGGCAATTAAACAGACTTATTGCCGCCTTATTTTTATCTAGGAGGTGAAAAAAGTATGGGATTAGACATCGATAAGCTTAGTTTGAAAGTAGAAGCTTCGTCTGACAACGCTGAAAAAAAACTCGATAGGCTGATTGCTAGGCTCGAAACGCTAAAAAAGTCAGTGGGCAAACTTTCGGGGCTTGACAAGCTTTCCGAAAAGCTCAACAAAATAGCGGCAAGTGCCAATGCTATATCAGGTGTGGATAAGCTTGCAAAGCTTGTTGAAAGCGTTTCAAAGCTGTCACAGATAAAGTCTCCGAATGTTACAAAGACCGTGAACAGCATCAAAAAGCTCTCTGAGGCGTGTAATGCAGTAAGCGGCATGAGTAATGTGAGTGTGCTTAAAGAGAATATAACGGCTATTACAGAGGCATGTAAGCCAATGCAGGAAATGGGTAAGAACAATCTGTCACCATTCCTTAACAGCCTCAAAAAGATACCTGATATCACAAAGTCGCTTGACACAGAGAAAATCAATGAGTTCGCAACGAGAATACGCCAGCTTACCACCGCTATAGAGCCATTGACAACGCAGGTTTCAAAGGCGGAAAACGGACTTGTTGCACTTAATGGCATTATGAAGAGTTCAATAGCGAGAAACGGAAACCTTGCATCTGCAAATGCCGCAACTGTAAAATCCTATACCAGTTTGTCCTCAGTTTTTAAGGACGCAAGAATAAGAGCCGCCGCACTTTACGTCACAGTCAATAGGGCTGCAGATGCACTCGCCGACTGCTTACAATCGTCAAACGAATATGTCGAAAACATCAACCTATTTACAGTAGCTATGGGCGATTATTCAGAAGAAGCATATAGGTATGCCGAAAAAGTAAATAATTTGCTTGGCATTGATATTTCTGAGTGGATACGCTTTCAGGGCGTTTTCAAGCAGATAACAACGGGTTTTGGAGTTGCGGCTGAAAAGTCAAACATAATGTCCAAAAACCTGACGCAGATAGGCTATGATATAGCATCATTCTTCAACATCTCCATAGAGGACGCTATGCAGAAAGTTGAATCTGGTATTTCTGGAGAACTTGAACCGTTGCGTAGATTGGGTTATGCCCTTGACGCCGCAACACTTCAGCAGATAGCCTATGATAATGGCATTCAGCAGAACATCAACACCATGACGCAGGCACAGAAGTCACAGCTAAGATACGTCGCTATTCTTCAGCAATCTACAAATGTTATGGGCGATATGGCAAGAACCATCGTCACGCCTGCAAACTCTATGAGAATTTTGCAGCAACAGTTTGAACAGCTCAAGAGAGCCATAGGCAACATTGTGAGCGTGTTTGCTGTGAAGATGATACCATACATCCAAGTGTTTGTAAGACTTCTCACAGACGCCGCTAACGCCATTGCAAAGTGGTTAGGCTTTGAACTGCCAACGATAGATTATTCTGAGGTTGGCAAAGGTCTAAGCAGTGTAACAGAGAATGCAGATGATGCAACAGAGTCTGTCAAGGAAACAAAGAAAGCGTTGCTTGCACTTGCTAGCTTTGATGAGATAAATCAGCTCAATCTTGACAAGAACAACGGCAATGACAGCGGAGATACCACAGGCAATAAATATGATCTTGGCATTGATTTGCCTGAATATGACTTTCTTGCAGGACTTGACAAGCAGACGGACGCACTTTACAAAAAGGTCAAAGCTCAGCTGAAAGAGCTCTACAACTGGCTCAAAAAGCACAAGGATATGATTAAAGTCATTGCAGGGCTATTGGCAACAGTATGGGCAGTAAATAAAATTGCTAACCTGATTAACTGGGTGAAGAAGCTTAAAGGGGCGTTTGGAGGTCTAAGCGTTATAAAAACGTGCAAAACGTGGCTGAAAAACTTCACGGACGGGTTAAAAAATTCTGAGGCTACATCATTCTTTGGAAAGATGAATGACGGAGTTAAAAATTTCAGAAGCAATCTATCGCCTGTTGCGAAGCTACTTGGAACAGTTGTTGGAATGGTAGGTGCTGGCATTGGCAGTTATAATCTGTTTAATAAGCTATCATCAGATACTCTTACATGGAAATCGGCACTAGGAGATACTGCGTTAATCGTAGGTGGATTGGGAGTATCCTGGCTGTTTGGTGGTGGAACAGGTCTTGCTATCGGAATTATAACGACAGCTATAGCGGGAATGGTCGGAGCGCTTAAAGGCGTAGACGATGAAATAATCGCTGCTGACAGAGCTTATAGCGATAGTTTACTATTTAATAATGGCGGAATGAAAATTGATGAATTCACAGATTATCTCAATGCTCAATTTTCATCAGTTCAGAAATTAAACAAGGAATTATCTGATTATGATAGCAAGATAAGCGATGCACATGGTTCTGTTGAGCAAAGCTTGTCAGTTCTTAATAATTTTCAACAGTCATTGAAAGACACACATACAGTTTCAGCAGACGAAATACAGAAAATAAAAGATTCTCTCAATAGCCTGGTTGAAAACATGAAATCAGAATTTTCATTCAACACAGATAAAATCTTCGCTGCTTTTCGTAATCAGTCATCTAAAACAGCAGAAACACTTGGCATAGATGTTGGTAGCATGACAACAATTCTCCAGAACTTTCAAAAAGATTTTGAAAATTCTACCGACGATTTGAATAATCGTGCACAAGAATTACTCGACAAAATGTCAACAGGAAACGCAACTGAAAAAGATATAAAAGACTTGCAAGATGTAATGAGTACCATTCAAGAGTTGAGTGTAACAGCAAGTGAAGAACAAGTCAAATTTAATGATGCTGTAAAAGGATTTGCTAACATAGACTTTGAAGATCTTGATACTTTCAAAGAAAAAGCCGAAGAGCTCAAAACAACCTACAAGAATTTATCAAAGAACATAGAAGATAACCATACAAGCGTAAAAACATCTTTGGAAACGTTTAAACTCAAGGTAAATGCCATGTTTAATAATGGACTTATTGACGAGTCGAAGTACAAAGAAAATATGCAACTGTATTCAAATATGATAAAACTGATAGATTCCGACTATAAGAAACAAAAGACAAATCTAAAAAATACAATGTCAGGCATTGTTAATGGCATTTACAATGAGTTTGAGAATGCCATTGCAGAGGGTACTACAAACGCAACAGCAACCGCAAAAGAAGCAATGGAAGCAACGTTGAAAACAGGGTTCGGAGGAGAAGAAGAATATCAAAAAAATCTTACCGACATAGTTGGCAAACGAGTACGGAACGCCTATAAGCCGATAAGCGGTGAAATTTCTAACCTGTTTGATAGTTTGGGCATTGACATTGACAGAAACTATGGTGCAAAATTCATGTATCAAATGACAAAGAATGGCGAAAATGGAAGTCTAGGATTAGCAGAGGGTATTAAGTCAAAGAGCAAAAGCGTAACTGAGGTAGCGTCACAAATAGGGCTTGCGGCAGTCAAAGCAAGTGCAACAGCTCTTGATGAACATTCACCGTCAAGAAAGACGTTTCAGCAGGGTGTCTTTTTCCTCCAAGGCTTCATGAACGGCATAAAATCGCTGTCAACGTTTATGAACACTTACGTAGCAAATACAGCAAAATCAGCCGTTACAACATTTGATACAAAGTCCACGACAACCTCAATTGGTATCAAATTTATAGACCGCTTTAAAAACGGCATTGACCTGAGGAAAAACAGCCTAATCAATGATATAGTTGACATTTTCAACACAATTCTCGACAAGGCAGATAGTTTCCATGTCCAGTTCTTCAATTCGTTCAATAGTGCGGTACCTGCAATACAGATAGCCTCAAATGGAATTCTTGCCGCTATGGGACAAGCTGTATCTATACCACAGATAAGCTATACAGCACCAGGATATCGTGTGCAGGGATATGCAAGAGGCGGTTATCCTGCGACAGGTCAGTTATTTGTTGCAAGAGAAAACGGCACGCCTGAAATGGTCGGTTCTATCGGTAGCAGAAACGCTGTTGCAAATAATGATCAGATCACTGCGGCAATCAGTCAAGCGGTATATCAGGCAGTACGTGAAGCAAACAGAGATACTCAGAACAGCGGTAGCAGAAACAATGAAATGACAGTTAAAATCGTGCCCGACAAAAACAGCTTCGTAAAAGTTGCTGTTGACGGGATAAACGATACAACCAGACGGACAGGCAAAAGTCCGTTGCACTAAAGTGAGGTGGTGACACAATGCTAAAATTCGACGGCGTAGAAATGCCTGTACCTGCTGATTTGCAGGTACAGAACAACAAAATCTGGTCGGATAACACAGGACGTTCAGCAAACGGAAAGCTTGTTGGCGATATGGTGTGCATAAAGAAGAAGTTAATCATATCGTGGGTACACCTCACAGGTGAGCAAGTCGCACTGATAAACCAATACATTTCGAACGTAAGCAAGCCGTTTTTTAGCGTGACATTTACAGATGAAACATTTGTTGAGCAAACGTGCACCATGTATGCAGGCGACACAAAGTATGATGTGCTAAAGTGGGTCTCACCGATGAAATATCTGAAAAATGTTGCAGTAGACCTAATCGAATGCTAGGAGGCGGTGAATATGTATACTGTGCAGAATGAAACCGTCTCTCAACGTATCGAGAGCTATTGCCGTACTTGGCGGCTGTGGATAGAGAATGCAGAGGGCGTTATATCAGGTGACAGCATTATGTCAGCTGACAGCTCAATGCAGGCAACATCACTTTCAGACGACATCGAGTTGGGTGCCGTGTGTTCGCAGTCGTGGAACATGACCATAAGTGACACTGAAACAGCGTTTCTTGGCAAAGAGTATGACACATATCTGTATCTCGTAGACTACGAAACTAGCGGCATACTTGCAGACGAAAAGATACCAATGGGACGTTTCACCTGCGTAAAATCAAAGAAATCAGGCGGCAGTGTTCAGCTGACAATGGCGGACAGGCTGTACTTTTCGGACAAACCATATGTGCCGCATATCCCTATGCCAAACTGGAATAAAGCCGTTGAAGATGACATATGCAGACAGCTTGGTTTGCAGAATGGAAATGATTATACGGAAGTCAGATTGCTGCGTGACAAGAACGGCAGAAGGTTGATAGATAAGAACGGCAAGGTGCTGTACTCAAAGTATTTCTATTTCAAGGTCAGCTCTGTGCCAAAGGACGTGACCATGCGCCAGATGCTGTCTTACCTGGCTTCTGCTCAGGGGCAGTTCGGGTATGTTGACAGGTACGGAAAATACGTCCGAAAGTGGTATGGCAAGTCTGTGAAAACATTGGACAACAACACAATAGACCTGCCAACACTGTCAGAAAGGCAGAACGCTATCGTGGGCATTATCTGCAAAGTCGGTGATGATGTAACGCTGTCGCTAGGCGTGACAGATACAACACAGGGGCGTGTACTAGAATTTGAAAACCCGTATATGACAGAGTCTTTGCTACAATCTCTGTGGCGCAGGATAGGAGGCTTTTCATGGTACACCACTGAGCTGTACCACAGACTTGGTGACCCACGTTTTGATATAGGTGACGTGGTGACTTACACCAACGGCACAGACAGCTATGACATACCGATAACGAATTTAGGATTTACCTTTGATGGCGGACTGAGTGCTGATATTTCGGCGGTAGGTCTGAGCGTTGAAGAACAGCTTTAAGGGGGCGAGATAATGGCTGATGAAAATTTGACATTGGCGCAGGATATCACCGAAAACGATTATCCGATGCAACACGCAGGCGAGGAAATCGATGAGATACTGAGCCGAGCCGGCAAGATACACTATGGCACTGTGGAACACAAGATGACGGGAGCAAATGCGCTGATGAGGATACCGCTTGGACTGAATTTTGTGCCTAAGCAGGTTATAGCAACACTACGGCAGACAGACATACCAACACCATACAAGACGTTCTGCACCCACGTTAGTGGTTCGGGAAAGTCGTACTATCTGAACGTCTGCATGGGAGCTAATAACGGGTCAACAGTAAATGTCCCGACAGGAACATACTATGTTGATTACATTGCAATAGAGTAAAGAGGGGTGATTAAATGACGATAACATTAAATGCAGATTATGACGTAACACTGAACACTGCATTGCTAGGCTATGTTGGTGAAACTAATGCTAGACCCATATCGGTCGAGGGCATGGAGATAGATGGTGCAGACCGCTATGTGTTAACGATAGACTACGGTGATGGTGTGACGTATGAGGTCGATATCACAGGCGGACAGTGGACACCAACGGCAGATATACTGCGGTCAGCGCAGACAGTCAGCTGTCAGATATGTGCGAAAAAACTGTCAGGCGATGAGTATATTTTAGTAAAAAAATCACGCATATTCCGTCTGAGAATAGGTGCGGCTATAGGCAATAATGCAGTACCGTCACCTGACGTGGCTGTGGACGCACTGGACCGCATAGACGCCATAGGCAGGCAGGCACACGCAGATATGCGTACAGCCGTCACCGCTGCAGAAACAGCGACAACAGCGGCTGAGAACGCAAAAAAATCTGCCACAGCCGCAGGAGTATCAGCAGACACCGCAACGCAGGCGGCAAACCGTGCTGAAACCGCAAAGACAGCGGCTGAAACGTCCGCAACGCAGGCAGACACTGCCATGCAGGGCGCAGAAACCGCACGTCAGCAGGCTGTCGCTGCACAGAATAGCGCTAAGGTATCCGCAGCCCAGGCGGCAACATCAGCACAGCAGACCACAGCCGACAAGAACATAACAGCAGGCTACGCAAAAACCGCCAAGACCAATGCTGACAGCACTACGGCAGACAGACAGGCGGTGCAGACGTTGGCAGAACAGGTGACAGCCGACAAGGCTACAGTGGCAGACCATGCTGCACAGGTTGCCACAGACCGCAAAGCCGCTGAAACCGCTGCACAGACAGCACAATCCATAGCTGACAGCCTGCCAGATGATTATGTAACAGCTGTCGGGAAAATCGCTGAGAACACGGCTGAGATAGGACGTATAAAGCTGACGGACAAGGAACTGACAAGACGTGTAAATGCACTGTATTCCATCGGTCAGGGTATCACACACCAGTTTGAAACTGATAGTGATACGGCATATCAGAAAACTGTTCCTACAGGGGCAAAGCTGATGTCGGTGAAGTCTGTGGGTGGTAGGTCAATTGTTTGGAATCAAATATTTGAGGCGTATTCTGGCACAAATAACGGTGTAACGGTGACAACTGAAGCAGACGGAACGATTACCCTAAATGGAACTGCTGAATCGTCATATATCTATTTCAAACCCCTTAGCCCAGCCCAAAATAAGGTTGGAAAATACATTTTAAAACTGCTGATTTTGAACAATCCAGATAGTGTAACAATGCGTTATGCCTATTTCAATAGAATAATTACAACGCCGGCAGTTGATAAAGGCACTGCATCTGCCCTAGTGAACCAGACCGCAACGGACATAGAATTGCAAAAAGTTGCTGGAATTTCAGGATTTGCAGTCGACACAGTTTTCAATGATGTTAAAATTAAAATTCAGATTTTTGATTTAACCGCCATGTTCGGTTCAGGAAACGAACCCACAAGCGTGGAAGAATTTGAAAAAATGTTCCCTAATGATTATTACCCATATAACGCAGGGGAGATTGTCAGTGCTGGGGTTGAGAGCGTCGCTGTGGGTGATAACGCACACACAATCCCCGAGGCTATCCGCAATCTGCCTGGCTACGGCTGGAGTGCAGGAACGGCTAAGAACTATGTGGATTATGAAAATAAAAAATACTATCAGTGCGTGGGTAGTGTGGATTTGGGGACGGTGGATTGGAAATTTAACACGACTTCCAGTGTTGGAAATCATTTCTACGCACTTGCAGACCATCTCAATTTTAAATATCTAGGTGAATTTGGATCAACCATTTATAATGCGTTGTGCAGTAAATATAGAACAGTTGCAAGAAATTCCCATGTATTTGTTGATAAAACACTCGCAATAGACGGAGTTACCGTAGTTTCACAGATTCAGGTCAAAGATACAGCCTACCCCGATGTAACCGCATTTAAACAGGCTATGTCAGGCGTAATGCTGTACTACGAACTGGCGAACCCAATCGTAACCGACATTTCAACCCTGATTGACGATGATTTCCTGCGTAATCTAACAGTTGAAGCAGGCGGTTCAATCACGTTCAAAAACAGCAACGGCGACAGTTATCGTATACCGGTGCCGAACGAAGAAGAGTATATTGTGAAACTGAGTGAAGTGGGAGGTACAACATGACAGAATTGCAAAAGAAAATGATGGAAAAGCTGGGACTGACGGAAGACAATTTTCGCAAGCCCAAAGTCACCGAGATAGACAGGATAAAGGCAAACGTTGATTTTCTGGCTATGCTGAACGGTGTTGAGTTGGAGGTGAGCGGCGATGAGTAAGAACTACGTCAAGGTCAAGAGATACTATGACAGCCGTTTGTGGTCGGCTGCTATGGTGCACACTGCCGTCGGCAAGTGGATCACGGCGGAGGAGTATACAACAATCACGGGACAAACATATGAAAGCGAGGAACAGTAATGAAAGAAAACACAACAAAAATAATCATATCAGCAATAGCCGCAGGGCTGTCAGCATATTTCCGTGTTATGGCGATACCTATAGTCATTCTGGTGCTTGTGATGATCATTGATTATATCACTGGAATGTGGAAAGCATGGAACAGGGGCGAACTTTCAAGCCGTGTCGGTCTTAAAGGGCTTTTCAAAAAGGTCGGCTACATATTTGTGGTGGCGGTGTCAGGCGTGCTTGATTGGCTCTTTATCTCAGGACTTTCACAGATAGGCATTGAGGTAAACGTCAGCTTTTACTTCGGTCTTATCGTGACGATATGGTTTATCATCAATGAATGTATTTCTATTTTGGAAAATCTTGCGGTGATAGGTATACCATTGCCGTCATTCTTGGTGAAGATCGTACACAAACTGAAAATCACAGTTGAAAGCAAAGTGGATACAAACGAAAGCGAGGAATAGAAAATGACATATGATGAGTTTATCAAGAAGCACAATGGTGTAGCTGTTAACTATGACGGCGCAGCAGGCAAACAGTGTGTAGACCTTGCAACGGCATATTTCAACGAGGTCTTCGGCTCAGGTATCAAGAATTTCTGGTATGACGCACATCACTTTTGGGATTTATTCGATAAGAATACTTGGCTGAAAGCGAATTTCACAAAGGTAAAGAACACACCAAGTTTCGTGCCGAAAAAGGGTGATGTAGCGATATGGTCAGGCACGTTGAATGGCGGCTGGGGTCACATAGCAATCTGCACGGGTGAGGGCAACACGAGTTATTTTTATTCGTATGACCAGAACTGGAGCGGAAAAGCCTGCACTAAGGTCAAACATACTTACGACCACATTGCAGGCTTCCTGAGACCAAAGAACCAGAGCAAGATAAGTGCGAAAGTGCTTGACAAGACAGGCTACAAGCAGGGCAACAAAACAAACGGTGTGCTTGCGCTCAAGGAGCTGCTTCTTCTTGCAAAGGCGGTCAAGCTTCACAACGTAGGTATGGATAAGAACGGTACATATGGAAAAGGTACTGCAAAGGCAGTTAATACTCTGCTGAAAAAGTGGGGATACAGCGAGAATGGCATTGCAGGCGTGAACTTCATCAAACGGCTTGGCGATGAGATTACAAAGAAGATAAAGTAGACAGTAAGACAGCCGACAGGGATTATTCCTTGTCGGCTGTTTTCATATCTTCATCTATTAACTTGTTAATGTACCCGTTGATACTCATGCCCTTACTTTCTGCATAGGCTTTTAGTTCTTCTCTCCTGCCTTTCTTGACAACTAAACTTATTCTGTCATATGCCTTTTCATTATATAGTCTTTTACTGGCTGTTGATGTTTTACCACTCATAGTTGCACCTCCTTATTCTATATTATAGCATACTTGAAGCACTTACACAAGTATGCAAAATATACAAGCATACTTGTGTAAGTTTGTGCATTTTGCACATTTACATACTAACATAAGTATGCTATAATAATATCAGAAAAGAACGAAAGGGGGCGGTTAAATTGGACAAGAAAATAAAAAAGCTTGTTAAGCTGGTCCAACAACTTAACAAGCTAATGATCGAGATAATCGGCTTGATTGGCTACATCTTGATCATAAAAGATTTACTTAAATAAGTAAATTCGGCAGAAAGGAGAGTTGACCGCTCTCCCAACTGCTTGAATTATACCACAAAAACGAAAGGGTGTCAATATGAAAAATGATATTTTCGAACTTTGCAAAGAGCTGCTCAAGCTTGGCGGATTGATACTTGCAGTAGCGTACCTGGTGTTAAGATAATTCAAGGAGGTAAAAAAACATGAAAGTTATAGTAGAAAACGAAAAAATCAAGGTAAACAGCCCGTACAACAAGAGCTTTGTCGCAGGGGCAAAGCAGATACAGGGTAAGTGGAACGCCCCTTGCTGGGTCTTTCCAGAGGAGAACAAGGAAGCCGTCAAGGCGTTGCTTATCGAATGCTACGGAGAGTGTGGAGAGCTTGGTGCGGTCAGCACTGTCACAGTAGATCTTGACCTCGACACTTATACAGAGGGCTACGAGGACGGAGAAATCAGAGTTGGCTCAATCGTTGTTCTGAAAAGACTCTATCGTGATAGAGAAGTTATTTTCTCTGACAATGCAATGCTTATAAGCGGTGGCTTTGCCACTTCGGGCGGCTCTGCCAAAAATCCCAGGATATCAGCTGATGAGGGTACAATCGTTCGTGTTAAGGGTGTGCCTGAAACAATTTACAGTAAGATAAAGGACCATGAGGGCGTTAAGCTCGTATCTGATATAGACGCGGAAAGCTTAAAAGCAGAGCGTGAGAAGCTGCTCAAAAGAATTGCCGAAATAGACGGCTTGCTTGCGCTATGAAAGCGGCGGTCTATATAAGGGTGTCAACGCTGGACCAAGCACGAGAGGGGTACTCCCTCTCTGCTCAGCGAAAGACACTAACAGAATGGTGTGCCACAAGAGGTTATGAGGTATACAATGTATATGCCGACGAGGGAATAAGCGCCAAGGATATCACACATCGCCCAGCGTGTCAAGCTATGCTTGAAGCGGCGTATAACAGTGAATTTGATATCATACTGATATGGGCGTTAAGCCGTTTCACAAGGTCCGTTGCAGATTTGTACGATACATGGGCTAAACTGCAAAAGCGTAACGTCAGCATAATAAGTTGCACAGAGGGTTTCGACACATCTACACCGACAGGGCGTGCTATGATGGGCGTACTTGGTGTTTTCGCCCAAATGGAGAGAGAATTGACGGCTGAAAGGGTTTCATTTGCGCTTGCTGAAAGAGCTTCACAGGGGAAGCGGACTTGCTCTGACGTTTTAGGCTATGACCTAGACGGAAAGGATAGTCTTACTATCAATGAAACAGAGGCAGAAGTTGTTCGGTTAATTTTCCGAAAGTTCATTGAGTATCAGTCTTATCTACCTGTAGCTGAGATAGTCAACGCAATGGGGCATCATGGGCGACGAGGAAGTTCATTTAACGCTGAGTCGATAAAGAAAATAGTAACACGACCTGTTTACATCGGCTATTATAGCTTTAAGGGGCATTTATATCAGGGCGACTATGAGCCGTTGATATCGGAAAAAGATTGGAGACACGCACAACGTATCGTACAGAAGATACGTTGCGGTCGGAGAAAGTATATCAGATAG